TACAATCATTCGGTCACCAAAATAGGTAGGTCGGGGGTCAATAGTTACTGCCATTCAAATCACTCTTCTTCTTCTGCGGACTCGGCTACGAGTTCTTCTGTCTCTGCCACTCCGTCGGGACTCATAACAGTTGCTACGAGTTCGAGTAGTGTGGACTTGGTTGCGTAGCCCTTAGGTTTGATATCATAAGTAGCCAACCAGCCTTGAATATCCTTACGGGACCATTTCTCATCAGGTATACCATCATTACCAAGGTCTTCACTTCGCTCCTCTGCCTCTGTTGCAGTCCAGCCTTCGATGCGGAAGTTAACCTCATCGAGACGAGCAGCGTATCTATCAACCCATGCGGTTGTTACTTCGACTGGTCGATTCTGTTCCCAATCAGGCATCTTCGGGTCTGTAGCCCGACGAGTATGAGAACGACCAATGTAAGTCACGATAGGCATTAAGATACACCTTCAACCAGCGATTAGCGTAATCAGAGTCGTGTCTGTAGCGTCACCGACTGTGAAGGTTAGTTCACCATCTTCGTGTGCTACAGTTGTAGCAGCCGCTAATAGTGACTCATTAGTGTCGGTATTGTTGATAAGCGAAAGAACCGCGTAAATCTTGCTCAATGAACTATCATACGCGTTTACATCGAACTTCTGAGTTGTTCCTGTATCACCAGTGACCATGACTGAAATCATGCGTAGTCCTGAAACGGGTGAGTTGCTACTGGAGTTCGCTGCTTGGAATCCTGTGAGAGCACCGGGGTAAGTTCCTGCTGCTGCTGTGCCGGATAGCCATGCGGTGTTGTCGCCAACAGTGCCGTCAGCGTCAGGGACCGATGCTGGCGCACCGGGGCTGTTTCCAGCCATTGGGATATCCAAGTAGGTGGTCGTTACTGTTAAGTTGCTGTGTGCCATTTTTCATCATCTCCTTATTTCTCTGTTCTCCATCAGGACAAGTCCCTAATGCTCCCTTGTGCGCGGAAGAAGGTAGTCCATACCTCACCCATGGTTCGGTATAGCCCTTCCTGACCGAGACGGTTGATAGCGAACGGGTCGCCTGTCTCGATACCGGACTCGAAGTATTGAGTCGGGATTGCCGTGGAGAAGTAAAGGTAGTCCGTGTCGAGGAAGTAAACTCGGCTGATGCCGTCCTTCTCAACGTCCTTGGATGGAATGATTGGAACACCGTTGTAGGTAGCGACGATGAAACCGGCTTCGATACCGGGAACACCCTTTACACCGTTGTAGGTTGGTGTAACGCGCTTCTCTTCCATGAATCTCTGCTGTGCCTGTAGCAACTGCTGTAGGCGCATTAGAGTGTCATATCCAGTTAGCATAACCTTAGGGTTTCCACCAAGTTCCCACATTCTCTGAAACACATCGTCCAGTTGGTCGAGGGAGAAAGTTCTGCGGTTGGCTGAATCTTGGTCAGTGCCACAGTTGACGACAGCATTGGACCATGAGTTTGCACTTCGGTCAATGCTGTAGATGTCGAGGTCATTTGCACCACAGTGGTCTGCGGATGCTGAGCCAGTTTCCATGGAAGTAGTTCCACCGGAGGAACCACCGTCGTTTCCAGTGATTCGGTCAAGGGACTCGAAGTTGTTTCCTGCGACTGTATCGGAGTCAGTTAGTAGCATCTTGTTGACCATCTCAGCATGGTGCTTACCCATTTCTTCCTTTAGGACTGCACGCATGTCGCCCAATCCATCGTCTTTGTCTGCAAGGAACACAGCGACTTCGCTCACATCGAATGAGTGAGCAATGGTCTTAGGCTTTGCAGCGACGTGCTGGAAGGTAGGCTTTACAGTGTCAGGAAGAACGCCGTTCTCAGGTAGTCCACCGTGGACAACACCAGCGTTTGGCTTCTCTGTGATAACTCTCCAACCACTGCGGTCCCATGGGCGCTTTGGTAGGATTGAGAAAGCGTTGAACTCTTGGTTCAACTGGCTCCATACCTTGCGACCGTAGATTGCTTGGTAGGTTCCAGCAGTTGAGGATAGCATTGGGCTGTCAGCCTTCAATAGTTCACTACCACTGTAGGTGTATCCCATTGCATTTCCAGCGCCATAGTAGTAGCGCTCCATGTCTGTAACTGTTCTAACGTAGTTTCGTGCCATTTTAATCATCTCTCTTTTTTAATTCAATTCCTGTTCACTCAGTGAACAATCCTCCTGCGAGGCGGTGAACTTCTTCCCAACTCATGTTGGCGAGGTCAGCCGTAGAAGGCACCTCGATGGAAGGACTGTCAGCCTTTGCAATAGTTGAGGATTCAACAGATGAGCCAATGTTGTCAATGCGCTCATTCAGAGCGTCAAGAGCCTTCATGACTTCACTAAGAGGACCACGGGCATCAAATTCTTGAGCCTGAGCCTTTGTGATTTCAGCAGTGCGCTCTTCAGCGTAGCGAGCCTCGAAGTTACCCTCAAGTGCCTTGCGAAGTTCTTCTTCCTGCTTTGCAGCCTTGAAGACAGCGTATGCTTCTTCAGCAGATGCTGGGTCTACAGATGTTAGGAAATCACCCTTGGTAACTTCTCCACCACTTCCAAGACCAGCGCGTGAAATAGCGTTAGTGGAAGGGGAGCCGCTTTCTTGAGCACGGCCCTTTACCTGAGCAGCGAAGTAGTCAGCACCGTCTCCAATGGATTCAGGAGTAGAGCCGAGGTTAGCCTTAGCAAGATTGTCGAAGTGCATGCGAGCCTCTGCGGTGTCTACACCAGCGGATTTGAGAGTGTTCTCCATCCAGTCGAGGTATTCAGCAGTGATAACATCAGAGAACTCATCGGACTTCTTCTTATCATCCTCGTCTTCCATCTTACCATACATCTTTTCCTCGTCCTTCATTTTAGCATGCACGCCTTTCTCGGCGTCATCCTTGTCTTCTTTCTTCTCGTCGCCCTTCTTGTCTTTCATGTGCTCTTTGAGTCCGGGTGGCATTTCACCTTTCTCCATCGAGTCCAATCGTCCTTCTAAGCGTTCGAGAACGCTGTTCATTTGTTCCATTACATCGTCGGTCATTTTTGTCACCTTGTTGTTTTTATCTTCTTTCAATATCTTGAATGTCGCTTCCGGGTTTATTCCTTTTTCGCAGATTGTGATTTCGTGTAGTTCCAGTTTGCTGATTTCTTGGTATGAGCCGTGAGTATTATCGCTCTTATTTACGCGCTTGAATGCTTGTCCTCCAATACTGAATCCTGTGAGATTTCCTTTTCTTACTTCGGCTGCGACTTCTCGTGCCTTTTCGATATCATTTCTCAGTTGGACTACGACGAACATTCCGGCGTCATCAACTTCGCTTTTCCACATCCTCCCTTCTGTGTCTGTATAATTTGGTATTACTTCTCCAACTTGAATATTTGAGTGCGCGAGTTGAACATTGCGATATTTTGGCTCTGTCATGAATTTCTTGAAAGCATCTTTCAAAGCCGAGCGCGTTATCAAATCTCCCTGCTTGTCGACCAGTTCAACTGAGGCATATCCTGCGACCACGAGGTCTGAACTCCCCTTGAGGAGTGAAAGACCACTGAGTCGTTCCGGTTGTCGAAGCACACACCCCACCACTCATTGTTCATCTATATTAATAAAGCGGCATCAAGGCCCTGCATCGCCAACTTCAATTTCGTCATACTGCTCGGCTTTTTTGCGTTTCTCAGCAGCACCGGGATATTCCTCTTCGGGGTCTTCTGTAGGGCGCTCCAGCATGTCCCAATCAGGCATGGATTGTTCAGATGTAAGGCGCGTTGGGCCACGTGGAGATTCTACCCCATCTCCAAAGATACCAAGGCCCTGAGCACTGGTTCTCCCACTCATCTTCTCTTTCTCTATACGGTCTACAAGGTCAGCGATACGAAGAAGCGTCTTTACCATGGCCTCGGCTTTCTGAGGTTTGAGGATATTCGCATCATCATCAGCGTCGATGACACCAGCCGATTCTTTTTCTGAGCGCTCGCGGTGTTTAGGGTCAGTCATACTACGAGCCTTTACACCCTTTACCATCAACGCAACAGCCTCAGACCACAATGGACGAACGCTTTCTGCCAACAAAGTGGGGTATTCTGATTTCATAAGTTCTCCAAGTGAGGACACAGGACTGTGAACCCAACGCCCAGCACGGTGCTGTTCCATCTTGTAGATGACATCATCCAACTCAGGGAAAGATAAGATGATACGCTCATCTTCAATCTTCATCGAATACTCTACAGGGATGATTGGGTGGGACTTAGTTAGAAGTGAGAGTGTCTCAAGGCTGGATGCTGCACTTTCACATTCTCCTCGTATCTTAGTGGGTGTTACTGTATAGATAGTAGAACCATTGCGCTTGTGAGAGCGAACGCCGGAAACACCAACGCTAACGATTTCGCCCTCTTCAAACGCCTTTGGGCTTCGCACTGTTCCAACATCAAGGTAAGATTCACCCTCATACTCAACGCCACGATTACCGAAACCTTCTGCATCAAGAGGACCAGCACCAAGACGATATGTGTATGGCCCCTTACCACGAACATCGAGGATAATGAATGGGATGTTCTTGTCAGGACGAAGAACAAACCACTTCGGATGGCGACGCTCTCCACGCATATATGTAGAGGTTGCATCACGAAGTAGAACTTGTGGATGAGATTCCGTCATGTCCTTTACAGCGTTATCTAAACCTTCATGGTCAGTCAAACGTAAGTTGTGAGGACCGGGAACAAGGACAGTTTCGTGACTATCAAATTGTCCACGAAGAACCTTAAGGCGCTCACGCACATTCATGTCAGCAACATTGGTATTATCATATTCTATAATGTCAATGATATGAATCTCATCCTCTGTTCTTGCCGCATCCACCAAGAAGTTCTTTTCGCCAATCTTACGGAAATACTTTCTCTCATTATCAGTAAGAGGGACTGATTCTCCATTTTCATCATAGGCTGAAACTTGGTTGCTCTTGCGCTGAACAATCATACGTTGTCCACCGGGATAAGATGAAACAGCCCATTCACCACTAAAGCCACGTAGCGCATCAAAGTCCTTGATAGAAAAGATACGGTGCATAGGGAAGATAGGGGGTGGCTTACCTTCACTTGCTTTGAGAAGAACATCGGGATTCATTAGAACCGCTAAAGTATCATCTTCACTCAAAGCGATATTAGTTGGGTCATCATTGTGTGCTTGCCCGAAAGGATTAGTGGTTAACGCTGGTATGTTTTCCTCAGGGTGTGTATACCCAGTTTGCATAATTTGATTGTGAAAATCTTCGCCTCCTATAGTATTCATGAACTCAAGAGATGGTGTGGGGAGACGACGAGGTTGACCTGCTGTTGCAGTGCCAGCAACTGGTTGCCCTGTGCCAAACTCAAACCCTACTGTCGGATTATATTCTCTACCTGAATCTAACATACCGGATATGTAGGCGTCTTGAACTCCTTCTCCATCTGTAGACCAAGCAGGAGTAATTTTCCGGTCGCTTCTCCAGCCAGCCTGTTGGACCATTTGCTCAGGTGTAATCTCAGGATTCTGAATATTATTCAAAGTAGGCTCATCGAGAGAGACACTAAAAACATCATGTATCTGTGACTTTAGTTTATTCATATAATGTGTTTTATACGCGTTTCCAGTAGGCCCAAATTGATTTTTTTTGCCGCTATATTTCTTATTGGTCATGTCTGTAAACGGAATTTTTTCAACACCATACCTTTCCTTCTCAGCACTAAAAGTTGGATTATGTAATACTGTCAGATTTGTTAAAGCGCTCCTAATAGGCGCCATAACTTTTTTGTGGTCTTTTTTCCTTAGACCTCTAATATTTTCGTCATAGAATCTTTCTAATTCATCATGATGATTTTCTACTCCTTGATGTATTTGAGATACACCGGGAATAGCACCGGAGGCAAGAATATCTCCATGATTCATTGCAAAGAATACTTTTCCTTGTTGAGATGCATCAGTCGCTTGGTCAAGAACACGTGATGCAACTTCACGATGAATCTCATCATCAGGAAAACCAAGAGTTTCAATGACTGCCTCATGTGACATTGTTGGGTCAATTCGCTTCTTTGATGCGATAAGTAAACTCGCTAAACTTGCATGCGGTGACACGACCTCTTCTTCAGTGCTTAACATACTACTTGCACTTTTTACAGGGACCATGTCAACATCATAACCATACGTCGTTAGACCATGTGCTTCATGAGGTAGTGAGAGTAACGCTCGATTTGCATCTTGAAGTAACGCCGCCATATTGGACATTGCTTTCTCAGGATTAGAAGTATCAAAAGCAGTAGGGTCTGCTTCTTCCATTATAGGTTTCAAAATCTTAGCCATGTTAAAAATCGCATCTTTGTCAGCGTTTCGCTTATTATCATAATCTTTAAAATGACTCGTGATACTTTGCCCTCTTTCTCGTAAACCTGTTAGATTTTCATAATTTCTTTCTAACTCATGAAGTTCTTCTTGAAACTTTTTCTTCTCATCAGCGTTTTTACTTTCATCAATATTTCGGATTAAAACATCCATTTGTGCTTCCATGCTTTCTATTTCTTCTGATGATAAATCCATTTCTTCTTGTCTTTTACCTGAAAAGTTCTGGTGTTCCCCAAACCTTCCTGCATCTCCATGTGATAATTTTTCTTCATCTAATCTCATCATTTGCAGACGAGTAAGCACTCCTGTTTTATTCGGTTTATGAGGAGGTGCGACATGGCCAAACGCAGTTTTACGAGCATGTGCATTTCGAGCATTATTGATGGTTTGAGTTGCTTTTTGCCCCATACCACCAATCGCCATAAGGGGTTCAGTGGAGAAAAATCCTTTACCCCATAATCTTGAATCTTTAGCCTTCGTTGTCGCCTGACCAAATTCTGCGTTTATTGATTTTTGAGTTTTACCGTGTGTTTTATTTGCGTAACTTTTTGAAAAGTTTGAGCGACTTTCACCTGCTCTATTCTTTAAGGTTCGAGGATTTTTACCACCTTTAAGTTGTTGTGGTGAAGTTGATTCCCACAGGCTTTGTATTCCATGAGAGCCAAATAACTCATGATTGTGTTTGTCACTGAGTATGGGGAGATAACGACCAAATAATCCAAGCGTCTTTTGATTAGGTTCAAACATACCATTAGGTCCAATTCTTCCAATTAATGAAAAACCAGCGTCATCTTTTGGTAGAGATTGATGCATAATTTGAAGCAAAGACAGTGGACTTCTCCCCCTTCCTCCTTGCTCTTGAAACGTTCTTGCAAAATGAGCAGACAAACCAACTGGATGTCCATCCGGTCCAATTAACCATGCGTCTCTAAAATCAGGGTCAATATCTTCAAGCCTTGGGCCATTTACACCCAAGTAATGAAAAGAATCTCCATTACGAATATCTTTAGCAACAAAGGCTTTATCACCCATTTTACCGGCTATTTTCATAACCTCTTCCATCGTATCTTTAGAAAGAAACGGTTGGTCAAAATCAGGGAATATAGGATGAGCATTGGATTCGTGTGCTGTATCTAAACTTTCATTATATCCGACCATATTCAGTAATTGCTTATGATTAGAAAATACACTACCACCATCTTCTCTTCTCAAGATGTTTCGGATACCATCACCGACTGTATCGACAATACCATCGTCAACCATCTTCTGCGCTTCTTTGTTATAAACGGCTATTTTTCCAAGGTCAGGTAAGTCGCTAAGGTGTATTCTGTTGCCCTCTTCATCCTCTTCGTCTCCACCATAAAGATGATTGTTAATTCCATCAAGAAGATGCTCAGCAGCGACACGTCCATCTTCCATCTCATGAGTATAGAGAGCAGGAATCATATGAAGTGCTGATGCCATTTCCACTGCTTTTGGATGGTCTTTGTCAGATTCCACGTGAGTGGGATGCATATTTGGGCCGGATATATGAGTAGAGCGTTGATAGTGTAAAAACTCAGGAGTAAACCTTTGTGCAATATTTCTTTTAATGCGCCCCATTGAAAGTTTCTGTCCATCACCAATGTCGATGACCTGAGCGTCATGAGCATCACTTCCTTTTTCATGCAGATGCCTCATAACAAGGTGACGTTGCTTTGGTTTTAGAAACTCAAGACCAAAAAGATACCCCTTATGCCCAAGGCTTCCACGAATATTATAACCCGCCATTTCTTCTTCACTAAGGTCATATATGTCAGTGCCCTTTGCATAATCACCCATTGTGAAATTGATATTTTTATCCTCATTCATCCAGCCTTCTGCTGCCTCTTTGAAATGCATTTGTCTAAGAAGAAACTCATGGTCTTCTGTGATGGGATTCTCTTTTGTAATCTCATCAACAATTTTTGGATTGCTTTCTTTCCAATCGTGATAATTTCTTTCGTAGATGTCATGAAGATGTGAGAGAGCACCACTCTGTTCCAAAGGACCAAGATATGGCTGATGTTTTACCATCTTCCCAGTCATCACGTCTTCTCTATCTTCACCATTTACTAAACCATGGTCTTTTTTACGATGATATTTATCCTCAGCGCTTTCGTGATAGGCATAGCGTTGTGATAACGATTCACCCCCTTTCTCAGAAGGAAGGTAAAAATCATGTAGAGTTTGTATCCAATTTGGATAACCAGTAACATGATTTTTTTGGAGATGTGGGTGAACTGTTTCCATCATTGGATGTTTATCGCCACCGTGGGAGCGGAGTTCATCGAAAGGAGCGTTAGGCCAAAGCGCATGAGAATCTTCTAAACTATGTTCGTCATAACCATTTGTCCATGTGTGATTAGGCACAACAAACTCAGCGCCACGACGGAAGCGAAACTTTCTTTCTTTCACATCGCCTTCTTCTTCTTTTTTCTCTTTCCCTTCAGCAGACAACTCAATCTCTCTAATTTTGTCAGAGATTTGGAATTTAGTTTCAAGGTCAGCACCTTGTGCTTCCGCACGAAGAGCCTCAATTTGCGCTAATTGTTCATCAGACAGTTCCTTACGAACAACATAGTCACACAACAAATCGTCTGTTGTCTTCTCTATCACATATCCATGACGCTCAAGATTGATTTGAGCGGCAATGTAGTTACCGACACTGAGGTCATAATCTGCGCCATCAAGAATTGACTTTAGCAACTCGCCTCTTGAGCGAATGTAAGTGTCAACAGCATCTTCGCGCACACTTCGTCACCCTCAGGATTCTAACATGCTTCGCATCTTACTGAGGATTCCGTCTACAACTTGACGGTCAACTCCACCGCCGTCATGGGGGTTCAACTGACCGGACAACTTGTCCATAGTAATTGATTCAGATGTTGCGCCTTTGTTAGCAACATCCTCTCCACCGTATAGATACTGATTGGTTGTGTAGTAAGCACTGCGTGTTTGTCCACCGCTTTCAGCCATGAACATAACTCCACCGGGGTCAGAGTTGAATGATGTTGCGAAACCCGGTTGAGTGCCCATTTCGGACTTTTCTACATTCATCTTTCCACCGCATCCCATCTTCATGCAAGCGCCTTTGTTCATATCTTCACCACACTCAGGACACTTCTTACTACCTTTTTCTAAACCATCCATTAGAATGACATCACCATGAGGGGACATCTTGACATTATCCATTCGCTTGATGATTTTCTTACATTCTTCAGGAGATACACCGCATTCTTTAGCACACTCTTCAAGGCTGGCAGCGCCACCTTTCTTTTTGAGGCAAGAGATAATTTTCTGCTCGTGACCTTCTCCCTTTTCTTTCATGTCCTTCGCGCCCTTACCATCAGCGGCAAAAGCAGGAACTTTCTTCCCTTCATGCTCGACCATCTCTAACTTCTCAGCCTTTTCAAGAAGGCGTTGAGCGCGTTCTAACTGTGTAATTGCTTCGTGACTTGCGGGAGATGGGATTGGTCGCATTTTCATACCTCTGTGCTTTTTGCTTGTTCAGCCATATCGTGTATTTCTTCCCAACTCATGAGATGAATCTCTTCATTGGTAAAAGAATCGTTTGCTTTGAGAAGAACACCTTCGTCAGAGCGGAACATATCTGTTTCAACGTCCTCACTCAAAGGAGTCATTGTGGCGATAAAACCTGCCTTACGAAGAAGTGCAGTTGGGTCATTCACTGCTTTGCGAAGCATGGCATTTTCACGTTTTAGAGATTGAAGGTCGGAGTCCATGCTCTCCATCTTGGAGATAAGAGTCGTCATAAGACGCTCGGTCGCTGAAACTTCCTCATCCATTAAATCAACTCACTGAGGCGTGTATCTCCCAAAAGTTCCGTGATGTGGGCGCAAACCTGTGTGGGTTCGGGCAGGAATAATGGTTCCCGGTAGAACGCGGTCACGAGATGCTACATCGAATTTCTGACCACTTTCATTCATTTTGCGAACCATGACTGGTTCAAGAGTAAAACCGATGTCTTGTGATTTTGCAATATGATTTGAAACATCCTGAGAAAGATACTCAGCAAATTTGAGAACTTCCACGATATGGTCGTGAGCAGCATTCGTATTTCCATCTTCAAGAGCCTTCGTAAAAGCCTCGCTATGGACCATCATTTTTCGAGCCAAAGGATTCATCTTCTGTAAGTCCATTCGTGCACCACTATCCTTTCGTAAGTCCTGTCCATTAAAAGAAGTTATGCTCCACGAGGTCTTCGGGAGTCAATCAAAGCGTTAGAGTTTCTTTGCTGTAGAGTTTCTGCTGGCCCACGTTGTTGAACGCTTGTTATAGGAGAGCCAGCGCCGGGTGAGCCGCGTTGCTGAGGTCTTGCTGGACTTCTTGGTGTTCTTATCCCCATGCCCTCACCGCCGGGTTGTGATGGGGGTATGGGTGGCATTGGCATACCACCACCGCGAGGCATACTTGTTCTCATTGGCATTGCTCCACCCGGAGGCATTGCTCCACCCGGAGGCATTGCTCCACCCGGAGGCATACCACCGCCGGGCGCAGGTGCTTGTTCTTCTTCCTGCTTACGATAAACGAATCTGATGTCTCGGTCACCTTCTTCCATTAGTTCAGGTTGATAGCCTAACATTTGCATTCTCTGTGCCAAGTTGACTTCCATTTCATCGCGTCGAAGACGAGTAATTTCATCCTCTTCTTCATTGGGGTAAAGTGTAAGTTTCCAATCACTTACATCCATTTCACGCAACATACGTGGAAAGAGGTTTTCTGTGTATACTTTCTGACCAAACTCAACTGCACGATTTGTTACAAGAATCTGCATACCCTCGTTGTTTAGACCACCTGATTTTCCATTGTCAATCATGAAGATGCTAGATACACCATAATACGCAGCAATACGGTTACGGATTTCATCACGCACAGCAATGTATTGCATCTCTTCTAATGTGTCCATGAACTTAACCCAATTTACACCACCACGACCACTGGAAGATTCGATTCCAACTTTAGGAACATAGTGAGGGTCACGTTCCATCTTCTCATCAACGGACTTCCAAAACGATTTCATTGACTCCAGATTATCAGTTGTAACAGATATGATACCTTTTGGAGTTCGACGTTTTTGATACGCTGTGTAAATGTAATTATCCATCGCAGTGAGGCTCATCGCTTGGCGCCACATCGTATTGACAGGGCTACGACCATACAACTTAGACGGATTATACTTACTTATGTGGATAACTTCACCTTTCGTGTAATACTGGTTCTTTCCTGAACCTGCCATATTCACATAGTGAGCGTCAACGAGTTTTGAACCACATATTTGACACGCAGGTTCTTGACCCGGATATGCCACTTGGTCACGATGGATTCTACAAATCTTGTAACGACCACCACGAACACCACGCTTATCTGCAATAATTCGCATAAAGATGGGGTCACCACGAATGATTTCTTTTACACGAAAGAATTGAACATCTCCTGTTTCAGCGTCCACATAATATTCTTTTACAAGAATAAGGAATGCATCGTCAACAATATTCAAGTCATTTTCAATTTCAGAAAGCACTTGCATGAAGGTTTGTTCCATAGAGTTTTCTTGATTAATTAACCACTTAGGATAGATGGCTTGCTCAGGGTCAGGGTCACGAACTTGCCCACCACAACTTGTGCATGCATCAACTTCATGATGAAACTCTTCATCGCACTCAGTGCACTTCTTACGAAACTTCTTTTCCCAATGAAAACCACGTCGAAAAATTTCTTGATTGAGTTTAGATTGAACAGTCCTAAGAATCAGATTCTCATGACTCACTGCATACAAAGCAGGGAGAGTGATACCTTGCGCAAGAACAGGCTCCTGAATACCAGTGGTATACAGAGGCATCTGTGGTTGAGGTGTGGTGCGCCGACGGAAAGGACTGGCTAATGCCGATAAGAAACGACTGACTGGACCTGTTTGTTCTTCTACCATCACAATCCCTCTGCGTATTTTCCAATTGTATCTGCATCAACACCCCAAGAAGACAAGAGTTCTACTGATTTCTTCTCATCATCTTCCCAGTTTTTGAACCTCACGAGGCGCTTCAACTCTTCCTTCCGAGCGCTATCCTTCTCATCAATATATGCTAGAACCGCCTTTGCTTGAGTAGATTTCATCTTTAGATGAGGTAAAACACCGGTCAAAAACTTACGAAGGTCAGCCTTAGAGTAGAATTGAAGTCGATGTTGACTACGTTTAGAGTTCTTGTGAATCTTGTTGTCCAACTGAAGAATACCACAACCCAGTGTTTTGTAGAGGTCTTCACAATGTATACGCCCACGGTCACCAGTTGCAATCATACCAGCACGAGGCTCTCCGCGTTCAGTGATTGCAATATAACCATCAGCGTCTAGGAAACCTGCGCCATATGCCCATGCATCTTTTAGAACAAGCCCCTCATTTGTCACTCTTACATAAGTGCCTCTTTCACCACCTTTCATGATATCATATTCTTCACCATAAAGAGAAAGAAGGCGAGCCAATTTCTTATCTGTATATGCTTTGTGAATAATACCCTCTTCGCTAAGATTGTCCATGATGTCTACAGCACGCATTGGTCCCTTTACCAATAATTCATTGGATGCAAAATCGAGATAGTCCTGCTCTTTCTTTGTTAATTTATCAGATTGAAACAAAGCCGTCCTCCACATTTTTCGTGCATCTGAGCGGTCACGCATAGCACCAGCCCATGCTCGTTGCTCTTCTTCTCCCCAAACATCTTCAAACTCATCAAGCATCTTTAGGGCACTATCTGCTTTCTCCCATAAGTTACATGCTTGCTGGAGAGACACTGCTCTCGATTCTCCAAATTGTCTAAGATGCTTTAACGTTCTATCAGACAAACCTAAGTTTTTGATTGAGTTTTCATAACCGTCACCCCATGAAAGATTACGAATAGTCATCTCTGTTTCAAGTGATTTTATTGTGCGAATATCATCAATAAATGCATCAATTTCCCCAACGTTGTCTTTGTTGTGACGACGTGCTTTACGAAGGCGTTTTACAAGAGCATCAGCGGAGCATCCCATCTTTGTTTCAAACCAACCGTCTCCGTTCGGTGAAAACTCGTAGGATTTACTGAACGTGTTGATTTTCAACTCTTGCTCAACAGAGGATGGCAATTCTTCTATGACTGCCGACCCCCACATACTTTGACCTCACGAGTGACCTCTACTTAACGACTACCATTTTCTTCATTGACTTGGTTTTCTTTTTCTGTTGCTCTATGAACTTACGATAGACACCAGCCTCAGAAGTTTTACCCATTTCTCTTGCTCTTTGTTCCATTGCAATCGCTGCTTGAGTTTTATGAGCATGGCTACGACTGCTATTCTTAATTTTAGATACAGATTGTTTTGCCTTTGCAGGATTCTTAAACCCCAAACCGTGAATAGTTCCTTTTGGGTTTTCATCGGTATAGAGGTCTGAGTGCTTCTTTGAATTAGCAGGTTGCCCTTTCTTTCGCGGTATACGAGGGGCTTTGACTAATACACCTTTTACAATAGTAGGCTTGCCGCCAACACCTTGCTTCTTAGCACGTTTGCGTTTAGTGGCCGCTCGCTTCTGTCCACTGGTCATCTCACCTGATGTCTTTGGTGTTTTAGAACTTACACGCACAGAAGGACGACACTTGGGATAACCCTTACTCCCTTTCTTTGCTTTGGAACGACCACAAGGCGGATGCTTACCTGTCTTTGGGTCTTTACGACTAACGTCTACCCACTTCTCTTTGAACCAACGGTTCAGGTTCTTAATTACAAGAACATCCATTTTACGGACTTCTCTTTGTGATTCACCGTAATATAGACATTGACCTGCATTATGAGAGGAGTGAACGCCACATCTTTCAGTGGGGTTATCTACACCACATACAGAACATGGAGCATTACCCCTCTCAAAACTCATCATTTCTTTTTCCCACCCTTTTTCTTACGGAACTTTCCACGGCAGTATTGAACAGCCCAACCATTCGCATATGCTGAAGGATAGACCTTGAACTTCCTCTTAGCAGCAGCCTTACCCTCAGGGCACAATTTTTTCTTTAATTCATCAAAAGCAATATCAAACGGACTCATCTTAATCACCTGTAGTTTTGTCTTCCACACTCAGCACATTCACCAATACCATACGCGTTAAAATTAACAGCATAAGACCCACAAAATTTGCAACGCCCCATGCCACTTCTACTTTCATCAGCAGGGTCAATGGCAGTATTTTTTAAAACGTCCCAAGCAGGATTCATTGCATCACTTTTCTTTATCTCTTTACCAACCCAAGCATCACAAATGTGTTCACGGTTACAGGTAAAATCATACCACTTACAATAACCTGTATTGGGATTTTCTGTGGCTGACTCATCCCACGCTTTACAAGTTCCGCACATTTCACCCGCTTTCTTTTCTGACTCTGAAGCCTTTCGATAGTTAGGAGCATCCTCCTTACCCTTAAGAAAGTTGGAAACGTGAACCGGATGAGTCATTAACAATTCCACCTTTTCAATGCCGCACCCTTGGGGGTCAATTTACCTTTCTTTGACGTTGGTCCTTTCATACCACCCATACGAGCGCAAAATGATTTACGACGTTTGGCTTTCTTAGAGCCGGGTTTGAGTTTACTTGGCTTAGTAGTTACAGGTGGTTTGAGATTTGCACCCGTCTCACGCTTGAACTTAGCCCTTCCTTTAGCACTTAACCCACCTTTTCTATGGTGGCGCTTTGGATTATATCCATGAAACGGTTTGGACTTCTTCTTGGCTTTCATAACAGCCCAAGCAAGTTCACTGGGGCTACAACAGTCACAGAAATCAACATTAGACAAGTCACCTTTGAGAATGTCAGATAAAGCATCATCATCTTCACTTGTTTTTACACGCCCTGTCATTCGGTCAGAGAAAAACTTAGACGGGTCATCGCGACGAAGTTCAGCAAGATTTTCTTGCCCTCGTGCAACTTGACGGCGATGTTTTTCCATTTGTCGCATCAAACGCATGAAGTTTTCACGGTAAACTGGGTCGTATGCTTCAGGATTCTGTCGCATATCCATAAAGTCGGGAGATTGAAGCCCTTCTTCGTAAAGAGCACCCGGCATCTGCTCATCTCCGGGTGAAAGAACCTGTGCAGCCTGTGCAGCCACTTCGCGTCCCGGTGTTTCCTGACCTAACATATTTGCAGTTGATTGGAAGCGACGGGCAGTTGGGAAATCACGAGCACCACGAAGGGACTCGGCTTCTTGTTGAAGTTCTTCGATACTGGCTTTCTTCTTCGTATCAGGGTCAGCCTCTCGCTCAGGTTTCTTACCACCGGGCTTACCCACTGAGATAACAACGACCATACCCTTAGGTTTCTTTCCAACTTTTTCTTCTTTCATGGTATCATCCATCCATCTTTCTTACGAGGTTTACCCGTTATCCATTCATCAAAACCGGGCATATAATCATCAAGCATAACAACACTTCCACGGAACTCTTTAGTTGCCCAGTTCGCCAACGCAAGTGACATAGCCAAGTCGTCGTGCGTGCCTACGGACTCAAGCCTTCCGCTCTTCTGCATTCCAAAGCGATTGAGTTCTTCTTCCAACTTGTGAGTGAAGCGCTTGGAGCGTTCATCGCCATACGGTGTCTTGATTTGCCCTTGCTCAAATGCAAGAAGTAACGACATAAACAGGCTTTCTTTCTTCGTGCGCGTAGTCATGAAGGTGCGAATTGGAATGTCTTGCCGAATGTCTTGTAACTCCATAGCAAACATTCGCTGGAAGTTGTTACCCTCAAGTTCGATGAGGTCGGGCTGGAACTTGTTATTGAGAATGATAATCTGACGTTTCTGTGCCATAGACGACATACCCTTCTCATGAACAATACCAACAATTTGTTTGATGTCCTCATCAGGAATTGTTCGCATCACGGTCATAGCAGTGAAGTCAGCGTTCTTGTCAGATGCAATCGCTGTATCCCAGCCAATGAAATGTTGACCAAATACACCGATGTCTTCTCCTTCTTCGTTGAAATCACGTTCTGCGTGGTCGAGGATTTTGAGATTATGGTCGCGTGCTTTCTCAAGCAGTTCCATTGGGAACATACTTGCAACATCGTGAATTGGCTCACACAGATACTCACGAGTAAACTGTATTGCTGGCATAGACATTCGACGTTGGTCAAGTGCGTCTAAACTCCAACGCTCAGGCCATAGCGCCTCACCCTCTTTGTTGATAGCAGGATAAGTTTCGACAGTGAATGTCTCGGTCTTTTCCAACTGAGCATAGAGGTCGTTGTAACTAAACGGTGTTCCAACCATCATCAAACGACCAGTATGATGGAGAACTGGAAGCAATACACCATAGAACCAATCAGCAGCACGTTGCAATTCAGAACCAGTTGTGCCCCAAAGAATATCGTCACAAAGAACAATATCAGGGTGAAAACCACGAGTTCCTCCACCAACCGACTTAGCCATGATACGACTACCGTTGGTGAACTCGAAGTAGGTCTTTCTCCACGGAATACCACCCGGCTTCAATTCTTGAAGGCAGGGTGATGTGTCGATGTTACCACGAATAAAACGCATGTGTTCCAGTGTCTGCTCCAACGAGTGACTGAAAATCATGATGTGTTTACCCGGATTGAAAGCAGCGAGCCACAGAGCATACGACATGAAAAAGACAGATTTACCATGGTCACGAGACGCTTTTACACAATAGTAGCGATTGTCTGCAAGTCCCTTATCCCACAAACCATGATGGTCAGCATAGTCGAAGCCGAGAACTGTTTCAAAGAAATACTTGAACGAGCGAGCGGACATCTTCTTGTCCATCTCGATAACAAGTTCCTTCATCTCGGCTTCGCGCTTTTCCATCTAAAACCCTCCATCAACACTACTTTTTTGTTGGGCTTGTCTAGCAAGTTCATCGAGTGCATTTTTTTGACGTTCTTCTACTCGCTCTTGTTCTTCTTCAGCAGCCTCTTTCTGTTCTTTTTCTCCTTGTTCCATAAGGGCTGTAAGAGTGCCTTGACCCGGAGGCGCAGGTTTAGTAGGAGGTTCTATGGAAGTAGATTCTGCAACAGGTTGTGCAACAGCGACTGGAGGTGCTGAAGGCGCTGGTGCATTTGGTAAAGGAGCCATCATGGGTCTAAGAGGAGAAAAACCTTGTAGGCGGAGCCTTTCATTTGCTCGCCCTCTTTCATCCGCTTCAATTCCAACATATTTTACTTGGGATTGTGGAACTGGTGTATAGGCAAACGGTATTTGACCCGAATAAGTTGGAACAGTAGGTTCAGCAGGACGCTGATTGAAATTCAAATTAGGGTCGAATCCCATATCCCCAAGGAATCGAGAGCCTTCACGAGACATGCGCGTAGTAGCACGTGCGTCACGGGCTGCTCTATATGCGTCTAGTGCTGGTCCGCCACGAACGGCAACTCTACTTCCAACCTCACCTCCAATGTCTTGCGCAGTCGGTGCAGTTGTCTGATAACTCGATAAACCTTGAAGTGCAGCGCCCCCAAGACCGCTTGCAAAATCTTGACCGGAAGCACTTGCTCTATTCAACGCAAGTAGCGCCTGAAGTCCACCATAGGCACCAGCCAACGCAGTGCCAACACCACGACCAGTTACTCCACCTACTCCACCACGACCATATGCTGCCTCTTGCTGAGCGGCAGGTGCTCGTTGTGCTGCTTCAACTCCATACTTCTCTTGGAATGTCCGTGGTTCTGCTGCTTCTACTCTTGGTTTTAGAACACCTATGTCAAGGTCAGTTCTTCTCATGTGTTGGTCAAACTCTCTTGGAGTCATGTCCCCGATTTCTTTAATGGTTTTTCTTCCACTTTCAAGTTCAGCAATTTTATCAGCGGCGGACCTCGCCCTTTCTTGAGCGGCGGACATTTCTCTAAAATCACGAGACGTAATACCACGTTTAGGGTCAGCACGCAAAGGCATTTTTCTATCTTGCGTTGCTCTCCCAATAGGCGTGCGGAATTGAATTTGAGGTGTCCCACCACCAGTTTGAATAAGTTCTGGTTCCATGCCCCCAACTTGCTTTCGCAAAACACCGACAAAATTATCTTGCTTTCGCAAAACACCGACTTGTTCCATTCAGACACCTCCGATGCTTACTTTGATGACCTTCACAACATTGTCAGAAACATTCAGGCGCTTTGCAATACGATTCCAATCACCTGTTTGATGTGCAATAGAGCGAACATCGAGTGGAGTCAGCCCCACCATTTTCGCAAGATGACTAATACCATGATTATCAGCGATATTAACTGGACGAGTAAGAGCGTGCTTCATAACCACTTCATCACTCATCGCATCATCCCGTTGCATAGTTTCCATTGCTTTCAATAAACGGTCAGCCTCAGGGAGTGTCTCGTCAAGGCTTCTCAAATATTGCTCAATCAACTGCTGACGAGGGTCACCAAACGCTTGCTGGAATTGTTGCTCTCTTGGAGTAAGTTCACCAACACCCGGTGTCGGTCCAAGACCAGTGCTTGCCATATATGCGCGAAGTTGCTGAGGGTCCATCCCGCCGACATCACGACGAACTTGCACAAGTTCAGGTGGTTGTGCTCGGTTTGGCCCACGAGCCAAACGACGCTGGAACTCTTGTTGCATGGTAAGAGGACGTTGCACTCTTGCAAATCTTGGGTCGTCTAATCTTGTTTGAGGAGAAGGTGCCGCCCTTGTAGGAGGTCGTTGGGTGATTGCCAGCGGAGGAGAACTGGCCTCTCTCGGCGGGGACGGCGCCGCCGAAGGAGTGGTTGTTGTGCGCTCACGGGGTGGTCCCGAAGCCTTTGGGGGCATAGAAAGGTCCGTAGAAAACGGAATGTGAGGAGGTAGTCGCTCAATAAGAGAATCAGGCTGTGGATAGCCTTGAACAAGACGTGAGAAAAGTGCACCAGTTGGAATTTCTTCAGGAACAGGACGACGAGTTTGGTGACCTTGTGACTCTGAAATAAGGTCGGCAATCGCCTCAAGCCCTTGTCTTCTCGCGTCAGCCGTTTTTGCGCTTGCTGGGTCAACACCAAGTGACCGAAGCACATCTTCATCAGGCTGATAATGGCGCATGGCACTTGGTCCTTCTTCATGCGGCCCAGCAAGCATTACTTTTGTAAAAAATTGAGCAGCACTTTTATGTGTCCCTTTTCCACTTGTTAGTGCTTTTTGTCCATATGGATTCGCTGGTGACATTTTCATATGTGGACCAGCAACCACATGCGTTCTTGCATCTGAAAAATTATCTCCACCAAATTGCTCTAAAAGATGTTGAAACATACGCTTAGGAGGAGTCGCTCTTTCACCACCTGACCCTACTCTCCCAAACATAAAATGAAATGCCGGAGTTTTCGCTAATTCTGTTACGAGATTTCCAAGCGACTTTGGGTCGCGTAAAACCGTGCGGAGAGGTTGCATACTGTAACTTGTGCCTTGTCCATCCATGGTGGTCTGAGTGGTGTTGACTGGAACCATTACGTCAGGTATTTTGTTGGGGTCAATCGACCTCAAAGCCATATCAATGTGTTGCATAGCGCTTTGTGTAGCAGGTTCTGTGGGTTGACGACTTAATTTGTAATGAAACATATCAGGGAGATGATGTGCAACTTCCCAAGATTGAATACGTTGATGAGCAGCATTATGTCTTTCATCCATATGGTCATCAGGAATTTCCCCTTTATCTCCGGGCTTGCTACCACCATAACCTTTGAATCGTTTACCATAACGACCTGTATCGTCAAGGTCGTCAATAGAAATGTAATTACGAGAAAGCCACTCTTCTTTTGCATACTGCTGAAGACCGAGAGTGCGGAGCATAATTTCCTGAAGTTCTTGGTTGTAAGGCACTGAATATGACTCAACGAAATGTCCAATCTTGGCTCGCTCTTCACCACGATTAGTAAAAGTTGTAATTAAATTACTTTCAGAGTTTCGATTTGGTCTTTTTGATGGGTTTTTCCCAGTCCAACCAGCAGAGTGTATTTTCCTCCACTCAGGACTATTTACATCAGGGAGTTCGTGAAAATTATTTTCAGTGTGATGTTTCATGTTGTGGTCATCAATTGCTCTCTGCAAAATATTCTCAGGAGTTAAAACACCAAGTTCAGGATGCTCTTTTCCGAGTAAATTATTTTCCTCAAGCGCTTTACCAATCTGATGCCATACACCGTCATGACCGTGAAAATGATTGCGCTCTCCATCATGATATGCTGTTTCACCATATTTACCACTTCTAAACTCACCCGGAATCAACTGACCCATACCGGGGTGACCGCTTTCATGAGGCGCTGAGTTTCCAAAGTGAGCAAAGGCAGGAGCATCAATTCCGTCAGGACCGATTCCAAAAGCCTCAGGCGGAGGCGCAGTTAGAAGATGAGGGACTCCACCATGATACGCATAGACACCATCACCCTTGATGATGAGTGACTTACGCACCATGATGTAACTCATGCTCGGTTACCTCCTCGACCTACCAAGTAACCAATAGGGTCGAGTCCAAAAGTCCGTGCATCGGTTTCATCTTCTGTTGCGCCCTCAGGACGAGTAGTTTGCTTTGGATTGTTGCCCGGATATTTCGGCATGGTAGAAGCAGCACCCGCTGTGTCAGGTTCACCCATGCCTTTCTTCTTGCTATCGCGGTCGCGACGTTTCATCATCTCTTTGAGTTGCTTGAGTTCATTTCGCATCTCGATTAGGAGATGACGATTAGGAGCCTTAAGAATTTCAGAACTAATAGGTTCATCTTCACTCATGGTCACCATGCTAGGCATTTTTGGACGAACAAGATGAGGTCTACGCATGGCCGGGGGCTGAATTGGTGCGATGCGATGAGGCTTGAGGCGAGGTTTAGGAACCCGTGGCATACGGATTTGAGAAGAAGGAAGACGCGCACCGCGTTGTGGGCGGACGTTTCCAAGTATATTTTGCTGCTCTTGGTAAGCGCGATACTGACCATATGCTTGAGGGTCTTTAGACATTGGTTGCTTGGATGCGACACCACGGTGAGACATCTCAACAGCAAGATGAGGTAACATTAGTCCTGACTTACGCCCACCTTTGATGTGTCGAGAAAGTAACTTAGCACGAGCAGATGTTCCTGAGCGCCCAGTGTATCCACCACGAGGTCGCTTGAACTTACCAGTGGACGGTCGCCACTTTGCGCGTTGTTCTTTCTTGCGTCGCTTCTCGGTCTTACGCTTGGACTCTTTTAACAACGTAGACCAAGCGTGCTCCATTGGCTCGCTTGTGCGGATATCTTGAAACTCTTGTGAAAAACCTCCACCATCAAGCCCACTCCGATTTTCCCTGTCTCTCATAAGATACTCATGTATTAACTCATCAAATTCATCATCGTTATCATGAGCATATTCACCAGCCTCACCCCTTTCTGCTAACCTTGCATCAAGAGTGGAATGAGGCATATGCACTAAAGGCCGGTCTTCATCTGCATAAGTATCATAGTAATTATAGTAATCATACTCATCAGTTACGTCTGGTCCTCCCTGCTTCAACAACTCAGACCAAGCGTGCTCCATCGGCTCGCTCATCTGAACCATTTGACCAGCAGCAGCACCCGGACCTTTTGCTTGTGCAGCGAGGCTTGTTAGGAATCCACCAGCACCCGCAGGGATTGTTGGTTCGGATGGCGATTCACGTGGCTTGAACTTAGATTCTTCTTCAGGCATTTCATCGGGTGATTCTTTTTCTCCAAGACCCATATGATGACGACGAATCTTAATATGACGAATCTTACGGTCTTCCTTTTCCTCGGCTTCCTTCTTCTTCTGACGACGGTCAGCCTTAGCGTCAGCATCACGAGGGTCTTCGTAACCAGTGCGGGTAGATTCCTCCTCATGATTCTCACGATACATGTGAGAAGATTCAGAGTGAGGATTATACATCCGAGTATCAGAAGTTCGACCCATCATACCTTCAGTCATTTATTTCACCTCCAGTAAGCATGTCGAACATTTCATAGAAATACTCAGAAATATCACGGTAGATTTTCTTGATAGTCCAATTCATTGGAAAGGCTTCACACATTTTTTCAGTCATCGCCTCAAACTCTTCAAGAACACGTGGAAGTTGCATACGAATTGGTAGAACAATTTCAGGCTCATCTTCTGTGCTCAACGTTTCAAACATTTTTCCGAGTATGGGGAACATGTCTGAAGGACTGACCTTTACATCACCATAGTGCTCAAATCTTTCAACCAAGCAACGGGAGTAATCAAGAATAGCAGGTAAGTGGGAAAGATTTGCATCGTTCTTGATGTTCATGAAACCCGGATGGGTCATTTGAAGAAGGTCTGAAACTGGAACTTGTATCATTACAAATCCTCCACATGACCGACTAACTTCTCACGAATACGTGCCCAAGATTCAGGACTTTCTTTTCCAAGTTCAACTTTGAGAATATTGATGGTATTGTGAATCTCACCATTTTCAGTAGTTGGACCCCAAGTTTCTTGCATCTTCATCAAATCCTTTAGAGATTCTCTGACCTCTTTGTGCAAAGACACGGCATCCCGAACAAATCCATCCTCGTGAACACTTCCCTCATTGAGCAATTCAGACAATTTATGGTTGAGAAGTTCGACGTTCGACCTGAGTGCATCTACTTCCTTCCCCACAACCATCACGACCTCAGACACAGCGGCTCTTTGAACCATCGGTTGAAAGTGGTGTTTCATGTGGTGATATACAGAAGATTCAGCAACGCCGACTTCTTCAGCAATAGCATCAGATTGAGAACCATCTGCGAAAAATCTCTCTTCAAACTCAGCCCGTTGAGGGTGGCTACAAATCTTACATTGAGGATTAGAGGCCATGTGAAATTGTCCCATGTGATTTCGATAATGACGGTCAGCCGTATTGAAGCGCCAACCCATATCTTGGTCAAGTTGTTTTGGAGAGATTTCGCCCAACAAAAGCGCTTCTTCTAACTCATCACGACTCGGATGTTGACAAAAAGGGCAGGAACGTTTAGAGACACGCTCCGCTCCGGTCATGGTGCCCTTAAAACGGCATTGGAGATAATCCTTTTCAGAGAGAACAACAGCGACCAAATATGCCCCGACGCCTCAAACGGATTCCGGGTGAACTTGTTCAAGCAAGTTCTGATGTTATCAAAAACAAACGAGTTACAAAAGTAGAGTATGCTCGGCGTCTCTCGATTTGTGACACCTGTCCGTTACTCATGAAAAGAGCAGGTATGTGTCGCTCATGCGGTTGTGTAATGCGTGTAAAAGCAGCACTTCCGAGTATGGAGTGCCCAATGGGAAAATGGTCAGCGAGTGAGTCGTGAGTAAATAGTGCCAAGCATCATGGATGCGCTAAAAATTCCGACCAATGCTAAACTCACATCTGTAGACGAAAGTGTCTGACCTTTGAATAGTAAAAGAGCAAAGAACACTACGATAATACTGATGAATTGCACCATAATCATGTCTGTGATAACAGAGCGATTTGGGGCAAACACATCAATACTAGAAGTCGTTATACCCCGCATTGGGATTTCAATTGCATCTCTTGGTGTAGGCATCATGTCAATCACTGTTTTGGTAGACCCATGAAGGAGCGAGCGACACTTCCAATGCCACCTCCAACCTTCTCCATCATTCCTTCGTTCGCGAGCGCTGCTTGAAGAGCACCACCCATCATGGATTGTTGGGATACGGCGATAATTTGTTGACGTTGCATCTCAGCCTGTTGCACAGTTTGTGTGCTGTTTGCAACCATTTGATTGATGAGAATACCCACATTTTCTGCACTTAACGTTTTGAGATTTTCAGGTAGGCTGGCTGTATCTAACTTCATACCACCTTCATCTTCATCAATTGCAAAAGTTGCATCTTTGAGAATTGTAAGAAGTGAAAGAGTTGTAGTCGCTGCTACAATTTCGACTAAAGTCCCAAGACCACCGTCTTTAATGAAGCGATGAAGTGGGTTCTGTGAGATAAGAAGAGCATTGAGTATTTCCATTTCACTTGGAGGTGTAACAGGTTGTTGCATGAACTGCTGTTGTTGAGGGGTAACTCCCATGCCACCCATCATACCTTGCATCATAGGATTTTGTTGCATTTGTTGAACAGGTTGTTGAGCGAAACCAAATGACTGCTGGGCAGCGACTGGTGCGCCAGTGGCTGATAAATTTAAGGAACCGGGTTGTGTTGGTTGTGTGCCGAAGTTGAACATCTACTCACCCCCAAGACCTTGTGTCGAATCAATGTTCTGTTGAGCGACTAAATCTTGAAACGCCTGAGTTGGAGTATTCATTGCCTCTAATTCTGCTTGGAAAATACGCAAATCAAAGACAATCATTGTGACATCATTTACCTCAGTAACTGGGTTCTTGTAGTGAAGAATACTGATGCCTTTTGTTTTCCCTGAGTCACGTTCAAGTTCAGCAAAGAACGGTTCATACTTTTGGAGCATTGCAGGTTGTGGGTCTTTCTTTTTTACAGAAGCCACAGGGACTGAGACAATCGAGACACCCCGCTTTACTTTGTCACGAAGACGATTTGGATTCATCTCTTTTTCTTTTTCTTCTTCTGCTTCCCATTTCTTTAACAAATGATAGAGGTGAAGATGTTCAGGACAATATGTGCCACGCATTTTACGACCACTTGTTACCTTGTCACGGGCAATGAACGCTTCAGGCTCACCAGTAACAGGATTCTGCCAATACATTTCCCACAAACTACGACCTGTGTCTTCATCGCAAATACGCATGTAGAGGTTATCATGCTTGATAAGTTCCGCCACATCACAACCATCAACGACACAAACTCCAGTATCTTTGTCGTAACGATACTTGTTTCCAAACCAACGTAGAGGAGAAAACCGACTTCTCTTTGCTGGTTGAAGAAGTTTGTAAGCCTGTTTGATGTCCCTCCGGCGTGCTTTCCGAGGGTCGGGGTGTGTGCTCGGATAGAAGTTAACCTTCGGGACTTCGATATTTCGCACTTCAGCCGCCGCTTGCATGGCTTGCTGTGCGTTGACCATTTCTGAAAGAGCGGCTTGAGTGAGTTGTTCATTACCTTGTGCGGCAAGCATAGAAAGATGAGCCTCATTGACACTTGCCAAAGAAACCTGTTCGTTCTGTCGCATCATCACGTAAATCAATCCTTTTTGGGAGTCACAACGAGAGACACCTCTCCGTTCTCAACTTTAAGTGCCCAATTAACAGCGTCACCGGGAGTAAGAGAAAAATGCTCTACAACCCATTGAGGAACGGTGGTGCGCAAACTACGACTTGTTCCGCCTGTGGAGACAAGACGCGTGCTGACCATGACTATCCCACACTCCTGTCGCACATAAAGGTCACTCAAAGGGTCAATAAATCCAACATTGTCTTTTCTACGTTCCAACCTATGCGCGTAGCCATGAAAGAACGCTTAGTTGGTATACCTGCTTTTTGCAAGCGAATGAGGTCATCACGAAATGGGTCGAATATCTTGTGCTCACCAATTCTACCATCCCGCCACAACTTAGATGCCGTGTCGTCAAAGAAACGGTCTGCTTTGTTTGCAACAAGCATGATAATACGAGGATGATAACGACGACCTTTCAATCGTGACCAAAGAGAGCGGTAGCGATAATCGCGAGCAATAACTCTGTCAACAAGAAAGCGAAATCCCGCAATTTGCTCTCCAGCGTCTTCACCCTTGAACGCACGGTCATCGAACATATATACTACACCTTCAACTCCACGTGTTACCATATCTTCTACCCAAAGATTCCAAAATCTCGTGTCACCACCAACGTCAGATGAAAACACAAGACGACGTTCATTGTTCCAAGAAAGTCGTTTCCGTGTAGGCTTAGGCATTCTATAATTACCTAATTTCAAGATTCGATTGTGTATCGTTCGCTCTTCTATTTCTTCCATCTCACCCGGTGTGGTCATGTATCGGTCAAGTGTTGTTTTCCCAACCATAGGTGCTCCATAAATACCAACTCTTCGGGGTCGATAAGTATGATACAACATTTGACCCCACATGGCCGCACCAACCAGTGCGGTTCCTGTTGGGTCAGGCATACGTTACCACCATTTCAACCAGTCAATGAAATCTCTTAATTTACCAACACCCCAATCTACAGTATTGTCGAATAAACTAAAATTAGGGTTGTAAAACTCGAAACCACTAACTACTAAGGCGGTAATAGCGGATGCAATTATTGTCTTGACCCAGCCCCAAGTTCGCTCATAAGTTGTATCAACTGTGTTTGCAATGTGCATTGCGCGAAGAGTTTCCTCTGTAGCGTTATCAGAGGGAGTTTTGAAGATACGGCCCATACACTTCACTCACTCTTCTTGGTATATCGCTTATCGGGCTTACCATCCTTTGTGAGTGGGACATCGTCTTTAATTCCAAGATTAACAGGTGTTTGAGATTCAGCCTCGTGTGTAGGAATGCGACTTCCGTCAAAACGCTCATTTTGCTTAGCATCGAAAGCACCAATGATAGAAGGCCCACCGCCCTGAACACCCCAACTTGGAGGCATTTTACCGGGATTGGCTTCCATCCATCGAAGTTCTCGCTCAAGTTGTGCCTCTTGGAGACGAATCTCCATTTCAGCGCGACGATGGTCGAATGACTGTTGCATGTTTCGATACTTCGATGTGCGTTGTCGTTCAATGTTCGTCATTCTCACTCGCTCTCTCATTTGCTGCTCAAAGAACATCTTGAAAACGTAGTAAGCAAGGACTTGAACAGCCAATGCTCCCATACCATATGTCAATCCATTCACCCAATCAGATGCTCCGCTTCCTCCCGGTAGCCAAACGCCCGAACTAAAGATGCCGACAGCGATAGCGACTAAGATACTCTGTGCGAGAATCAGTCCCATCAATCGGATTTCTGCGTCGTGTTGCTCATACTCATCCATAGCGACCACTGGAGTGTCCACCGTAGAGGTCATGATAAAGGTAGCGAATGATGCGAGAGCAATAGTAAAGAATGTAAAGTATATTGTTTGTATTATTTACTAAATATTAAGATAATATAAACTATTATCTTTACAATCTTCACAAAAATCCACCATGATACTCGTGTTTGAACTTGTCTTCCTCTTCTTCTTCATCGTCATTTTCATGACGCTCTTCTAACATACCGACCATTGCAAGACCGATTTTCTTGTCCTGTTCATCCATTGGTCCCGCCAAAAGATTGCGTAGAAGTTCTAGGTCTTCACTAAGGGACTTTTTGAAATTACGGATATCTTGCATGGTCATTCGGTCATCGAATCTTGTTTTAGGAAATTGTTCACGGTATGCTTGAATTTCTTCATCAGAATATGGTGGTTGAGCATAATTAGCGCTTTCTAAGAAATAGTCATCATAAAGAGAAGACATGTCTGAAAGATTGCTATGAGGACCAAAATCAGCATTTTCACCCATTCCGACTGTCTGTTCAATTTTAACTGGTCTTTTCACTCGACTACGGTCAGCAAAGCGTTGTAAAATTGCAACACGAGCAGGGTCCATAGTGCGAAATTGAGCATTAGCAAAATCTGAAGTTGGTGTTAATCGTGTTGAAAACTTATTTGATGAAAGCATTGGTTCACGAGGTGTTGTTGAAAGACCATAGGTTTCTAACGGGTCTTCCAATACCTCAGTTTGACGAAATTGTAAATCAGGGTATTGTTCAGTAAAATCACGAACGTCTCTTGCTTTTACCACACGAAGCGTTCCTTTGTCTTTGAAGTGCCGCCCCCGGTTCGCGTGTTGACTTTCAAGAGTTAGGCCCCCACCTTCCGTGTGACTGACATCCATGTGGTCATGCGAGCCGTAGATTCCACGACGCCGACGCTCACGGTTCAGTTCTTCACGGTATTTCACGCGTTCCGGGGATGACTCGTATTTCTTGTCGTATTCGCGCTTATGGCGCATGGCTTCAGGGGACTTACGCTCTTTCACAAGAACTGCTTTCCCTATCGTAGAACCAGTGCTTGCTCCTTCGCGAGTAGCATCTTGTAAGCGCTGTTGCATGTTTTGTCTTTTTTGCTGGGCTTGTTGTTGATTGGCTTGGACCATTCCTAATCCTTGTTGCACCTTACCAGCAACCGCTTTTGCGCCACCTTCAACTGCTTCTTCAGCACCTTCCTTTGCCGCAGCACCTGCCGCAGCACCTGCCGCAGCACCTGCCGCCGCTTGTGCGCCTTTTTTACCAGCAAGCCTTCCGACAACACCCACCAATGCACCGGCTGCTGCTGGCGCTGGCATGAACTTGCGAACACGCTACGGATGAAAAGCATTCCCACTTAAGAAGCGGAATTAAGCAAAGTGTTTGTTGATAATGTGACGCATTGCTCTCTGCATTGGTGAAAGACCTTTGGATACCTCACGCATCATGTCAACATCAGCCATTGCTCTTTCTTCTGCTTCCGAAGGCATTCTACTCATGCGTGCAGGTCTAGCGCGTTTTGCTTGCGCTGCTCTAAGTGCTTCTTGTGCTGCCATAGGCAATCCACTCAAATCGTCAGTTCTTGGAGGCATCATAGGCATACCTCTTGTGCCAACCGCTTGTTGAGAAGCCATTGCGCCTCGTGGTAAGCCTCCTTCTGCGTTTAGTCGTATGATTTCATGCATATCAAACATCTTAGGCATTGGGCCGGGGTCTTGTCCTGAGTTTATACTTGTTATATATCTATATACATTCTCAGCGCTTTCACGCACCTCAGGCGAAGGACTGTTACTGTTCGAGAGAACATAGTTTCTCATTTGCTCAATTCGAGGGTCACCCGGCATTGCTTTGATGATAGACCATGCAAAGTTGAACGCGGACATCTGCTTTATCGCACAGTGCTGTATCATATAGCAATTGCGCTTTCGTTCTTTATCTTCCAAGCAATTTTTGTTGCCTTATTTAGTGACTCTTCGTGGATACCGCAGTCGATTCCCCATGAGTTTAGATGACGAACCAATGTTTCAGTTGAAAGATTCGCACCACTGCCTTCAGCAAAAGGACATCCACCAAGCCCACCAATGCTACTATCAAACTCAGTGACTCCGGCAATTAACCCAGCACGTATGAGTTGAAGTGCCTTTAATTCATCACCTTTGTGATGCAGGTGAAGTGCAGGAGTAAGATTTTCGTCACGTGCCATACGGACCCAAGTGTGAACGTTATCTGTGCAACCAACTCCGATAGTGTCAGAGAAAACCACAGTGTCTCCAAATAATGCTACATCTCTTAACATCGCTTTCATTCGGCGCTTTGTGATTTCACCGCTATGTGGAGAGCCAAATGCCATTGAGATGTAAACGCGGACCTTATCTTTTGGATATCCATTCATGAACGACCAGTATTCATGCACTACTTCGCTATGTGGTTTTCCTAAGTTTTTCATACTAAATGTCTCACAAGGTGATATGACTAAGTTGATTTTTTCGACATTGATGATTCGGGCACGTTCAAACCCGCGCTGATTCATTACAAGACCTGCGCCTCTTCCTGTAAAAACATCCTCTGCGTCAGACATTTGAGGCACAAGTCGCGGATGTGCGAATGAAACTTCTTCGATATTTTCGAGGCCAGCCTCGTAGAGAGCGCTAATAAGTTGACGCTTGATGTCCGTGTCTATGAAGGGCTTGATGCTCTGCAAACCATCGCGAGGACCAACTTCATAGACAGTTACAGTCAACGCTGCGACCTCCGCAGCCCTTCAATAAACATCTCATCAAGTTCGCCTTCTTCATCAAACAGTTGCTTGATTTCTACACCCTCACTAAACATGAGGTAGAACGCAACGACCATTAAAACGAATACAAAACTGATGAGGAATACTCCAAGCATGTGCATCGCAGGGGCGGTGTAGATTTAACACTTACCTCTTCAGAGGTCACTCGTCCTTAGGACTGTTAATTCTCATAAATTCTTCCATGTCTTCTTGAGAAGCCCGTGCTGGAACTCGACCAGTGCGTAGTGAAGCAGTGGGTTTTCTTGTCATAGAAGGGGTTTTCATACCGTAAGTTGTTGAAGGGTGTTGTTTTTGTCCTTCCTCTGTGCGTGAAGGCTCAGGCTTGAACTTCTCATCTTCTTTGAGTAACATCCAAGCAATATCAAACGGAGACATTGTTCTCACGCACGGGGGCTACGCTATTGAAGGTTATCCAAATATCCCTCTCTTGGTAAATCGTGATAATCAGCATAGTCCTCGCTCAACTCATGTCCCCACGGTTGTTTGGTTTTGCTATCATAGGCATGGGTAAAATGCTCATCACCATCGAGATTTATTCGGATGCTACTTCGCTCATGGGCACCATCGAGCATACCCTCATCAACTAATTTGTTCCAAAAACCAGCAGTATGTGGCTCAACATTGGTAACGTGTATGCCGTCTAACTCATGGTCAAACTGCGCATGGCCCTCGTCAATCATTTGTTGAAGATACTCGCGAGCATTCCCCTGATTACGCATCGGACCCCCCATCTCAAAATTATTGATTAGTAGTGAATTGTGATAAAAATCAGGACGCATGGTTCCACGAGACATCCCGTCTTCGGACTGCCACATGAAGCCACCAAACTGCTCCAAGTTAGGTAGCATTTCGTAATGGCGACCGTATTGTGTAGGAGGCGTCTCTCCCAGTCCACCGAGGTATACTGGTGCTTTGAGGACGGCCCATGCAAAGTCGAAGGCGCCACTCATGGGCTTACGCAGGTGGGGGTAGGAGTTGAAGATTGCGAGGTCACTTAACGATAACTCTCTGGAATATACTCAGGTAAATTATACATCACACCGCTCGCATCACCTCTATTCCTCAACATTTCACGGGTTGCGAAGTTTTGCGTTTGTTCGTCAGGAAGTTGTTGATTTTTCATTGCTTGAATCATGGCCTGTCGTTCAAGCATTGCTTGTAATTCCGGTATGTATGTTTCTTCCATGTAGGCTTGCTCTCTTTTTGGTTGCTGCTCATACACTTCTTTGAAAGGACTGGTTAATCTTCTTGGTTTTGTTTCTCCATATCGAACAGAATCTGGATGCGTAATGTATCGAGTGGGCATAGGAGCGATGTCTCTGAAGTCAACTGACTTGAGTAAGGCCCATGCATACTCGAAGGCGGACACAGTCATCGGACAACGGTGCGACGCTTGAATGTTGTGAGGTCACATGTAACTTAATTCATGCCTTTGGAACATATGTTGGTCATCACCCTCAAGGGATTTATTTTCAGGGTTTGTAAATTGAGGATACATTAAATCAAGCGCATCCATTTCACTAACACCAAGGTAATCAGCCATAATTCGCACTAAGTTTCTTTCTCTATCAACCGGTGCTGTTCGCCCCATCTTTGCGTCATGGCGACCGGGGATGGCAAAATGACGAGGGGAAGTAGAATAAATCTCATCCAAAGCAGCATCTGTTCGGGTAGGGAATGTTAGGTTATAGTTATCTTCAGGGTTTGGTGTCATGGATAACTTACCATCAACTTCGTATGCTTTCAATACAGACCATGCATACTCGAAAGCGGACACAGTTGTGGGATAGGGGGACCACGCTTGAATGTTGCGAGGTCACTACAGAGGTCAAAAGTTCAATTTTGTAAATTTTTTTCGGAGAGGTGTGC